CGATAGTGTGCCCAGTCTTTAGCAGTGATGGAGGTGGCAATCGGATCACCTAATCCTCGACAAATAATATGGAGTTTGCCCAATCGACCCTTTTTATCGCCCAGCGAACAACCGTGCAGCTTGTACCACAGGCTTATTAATTCGCTCAGTTTACGGCTGTCTTCCTTCTTACCGAGCCAGGGCTTATCCTTTGCTTCCTCCGCCTGATAGCGTTCATAAGCGATTGCTTCGGCACGCGTCTTAAATGTTTTCCTGATGCGCTTACCTTCTCGCCCGTTCGGGTAAAAGTCACATAACCATTTGCCGTCCGTCTGTTTTCTGATTGCCATGATGCCGCCTGAAAAAGAAAAGCCACAAAAATACTGTATATAAAAACAGTATTCAATGTTTGATTTCTGGCTTTCATACAAACGGGTTTAATGAAGAATATTCTGGAAATCAATAAGAAGGCAGGGATTTAGCGTAGACACGAGTATAAAAAAACCCGCTTTCGCGGGCTTAATCAATGGAGCAGGGAAGGCTGTTGTGCGTTATGAGTAAAGATCGGTACCTTGTTAGTCTGACCTGGCGAAACAATCATTCCCGCTATGCTTTCATGCGTTTTGAAAGTGCAGCTGCAATTGATGTTCTGGCACTGGTGATAGCGTTCTTTAGTCTCGCGTGAGATATAGCGGCTGCTTTTGGCATGGGCAGCGGTCTGGCAAAGCGGGCAATGCATCATTGTTGTTTTAACCTGTAAAAGCGAAGCGGGGTAGGGGATGTTTGGATTTTGCATAATCAAACTTTAACTTGCAAATTTTAATTTGCGGGTATATCACCCTGTTTCACCGTCTTCCGTTTCGTAGTCAACATCAGATAAAAGCACTTCAAACTCCAGCGCCGTCGTGTAGCCGCTGCCGTTCAGGCTGTGCGTCACCTTGCTAATTAGCCAGGGCTGTACATCGATCACCGTCTTGAACCCGCTGACCCTGACCGGCGTTTCGGGGAAGAGATCCGCGCGCCCCATTGCCAGCGTCAGCGAAAACTCGGCAACGCCGCGCTGCAGCTTGTCCCACTTTGCTTTTGCGGCCCGCATCGCGGCGGCTTTCGTGGCGTAAACCGTGGTCAGCGCAAACACGTTGTCTTCCGTCCCGGCCAGATAGTCGCCTTCTTTTGCCTCCGGCGTTTTGGCCGCCGTGGCCTTTTTCTTTTTGGCCGCCGGGTGCTCCAGCGCGCGCAGGTGCTTCTCTTTCGGCTTGCGTTTCACCTTTACTTTTTTCGGCTTCGGGTCTTTGGTGTGCAGCCAGCTGGCCGACACACCGGTATACGCGCCCCGGTCGGCAATGCTGAAGCTGTGCCGGTCGCCGTCCTGCCGGGTAATGTTCAGCTGCGGAATGGGTTTTCCGCTGGCGGTTACGCCGCTGCCCGGACGCAGGAAAAGCAGCTTACCCGCTTTCACGGCAGCCACCGCGCCGTACAGTGTGGCAAGGCGCGTCAGAAAGGCCGCGTCGGTTTCCTGCGTCTGGTCGATATGGCCCACCGCCTGTGCGGCAAATCCTTCGGCCAGCACCGCCTTCAGTTTGTTACGCTCTGCTATCTGGCTCACCACGTCGCCCAGGGTGGTATCGTGATACGACACCTCACGCCGCGAGTTAAGCGTGCCGCGAAAATCCGCACTTCTGGCCCTGATGGTCATGGTATCCGGCGCGCCGTGATGCTCCACCTCATCCACGGTAAACTTGCCCTTGCCGACCAGCGCCTGTCCTTTCCAGCCGAGAAAAAGCGTAATCACCGCGCCGCGTACCGGCATCGCCAGCAGCCCGTCGGCGTCGTCCAGCTCAAGGTCGAGCTGGTCAGCCTCAAAGCCCCGGTTATCGGTCAGCGTCAGCGAGATAAGCCGGTCGCGGATATTGGCCGTCACGTCTTTAGAGTTGACCGACAGCATAAAGTCCGGGGCCATCTGCGCGCCTGCCTGTATTGCCATGCTGCTGATACTCACGACAACAGCCCGCCCACGGTAGCCGTCACGCTGGCGGCGGCGGTTTTCGCCTGGCTGATAGCGGACGTGGCCTGGCCCGGCAGGTTTCCGGCTCCGCTTATCAGCCCGTCGGCCTGCTTCTGCAGGTCACCGAACATCGACGTTAACGACTCGTCCACGCGCTTGAGGCTCAGCGTAAAGGTGATTTTCAGCGCGCTGCCGTTGCTTAAAAACTCGCTGTGCGAGGCGGAAAAGTTCTCCGTGACGTACATCCCGTAGATGGTGCCGTTGCCGCCAATCAGCGGCCACGCCCGGCCCTCGTCGGCCAGCAGCTTAAAGCTCAGCAGCGAGACAGCGCCGCCGGTGACTTCCGGGCGCAGCTCGCCGGTCAGGGTGATTTTTTCATCGCCCACGCCGAGGAACTGCGCCGACGCCCGCTGCCCGATACGGCTGTTTGTGGGCCAGCGGTAGTCAATATTTTGCTGCATGTCCGAATAGGGCAGCGTCTGGCGCATAAACGGCAGCAGCCCGTAAATCATCATCATGTTTATTCCCATCCCATTTTGCTGCGCTGCTGCGCCTGGCGGTTGCGTTGCTCGCGGGCCTGATGCTCCGCCATCAGCGCCAGCGCGTCGTCTCTGGTCATGCCCGGATGCATGTGAATATCGTACTGGTAGCTGTTCTGGCTCTGATCGCTGTAGCCGCCCGCCGCCGGTGCCGTTACCGGGCTGTAGGCCGGACCGGTATCGGCCAGGCTCCACGGCAGGCCGTTCGGCGCGACCGGGTCGTGTTTATCCTGCGGATCGCCGCCCGGCACCTTATCCTTTAAATCACCGGACTTAGAGTCGATAAGGTGCAGTTTTTCCAGCATCCACGTAATGCCGTTCGTCAGCTGGTCAAGCGCCTGGCCGGGTATCTTCAGCCCCTCGGCCAGCGCGTTGCCGAATTTTTTGCCCATATCCCCGGCGTTTTTCAGCTCCGTCTGCGTGGACTTCACCGGCTCCAGCAGCTTTTTAAACCAGCTCCACACGGTCTGGATTTTATCCGTCAGCCAGTCAAAAACCGGCTTCAGCGGCGCAAACGCGTCGCTTATCGGCCCCGCTGCGGCGACAAAGCTATCGACCACGCCGCCCATAAATGCCTTAATCGGCTCCCAGTATTTACGGATTAACAGCGCGCCCGCCACAACGGCAGCGACCACGAGCGCAACCGGCAGCATGATGGCGCCCAGCGCGGTCGTAATCGCGCCGCCCACCACGCTGAACACCGTGCCGAGCAGGCCCGCCCCCGCAATCAGCATGTTAATTCCGGCAATCACCGGCCAGGCAATCAGGCCGATAGCACCCAGCGCACCCACGAAAATCAGGCCCGCCGTGGCGGCTTTGGCGATCCCTCCGGCCAGTACCGGGTTTTTCTGGATCCAGCCGTCCACGGTCAACAGGAACCTGGTGCTTTTTTGGGTCAGCGAGCGCAGGGTTTTATCAAGGCCGTCATAAAGGTCGGTGCCGATAGCCTCTTTGGCCGACTGCAGCTCTTTGAAGTCGCCGCCGAGGTTGTCCTGCTGCACGTTGACCAGCTTTGCCGTGCTGCCGTCCGACCCTTTAAAGGTTTTCGTCAGCCTGTCCAGTTCACCGCTGGCGGCGGATTTAGTCAGCGTGACGGCTGCCGACGCGGCTTCTTCGCCAAAAATGGTTTTCAGGTATTCCGCCTGCTGGGTGTCGCCGAGCTTATTTTTTACAAAGGCTTTTTGCATCTCCGCCAGGATGGTGAAGAACGGCCGCATATTGCCCTTGCCGTCGGCGGTCTTGACGCCCAGCTCTTTTATTGCCCTGAACGCTTCGCCGGTCGGTGCCTGCACGCGCAGCAGCATGGCGCGAATGCCCGTACCGGCCATGCTGCCGGTGGTGCCGTTATTTGCCAGCGCGCCAATCATCGCCGCCGTCTGCTCCGCGCTCACCTTTGCATTTTTCGCCACCGACGCGACGTAGGGCATGGCGTCGCCCAGGTCTTCAAATTTGGTCGCGGTTTTGTTGAGCGTCGCGGATATCACGTCGCCCAGGTGCGCGACCTCGCTGTTAGCCAGCCCGAACGCGTTTTTGGTGCTCATTAAAAGCTCGGCGCTTTCCTCCATCGTGCGGTTGTTCGCCAGCGACATATTCAGCGTCACCGGCGTGGCCGCCTTAATGTCGTCAACGTTCGCGCCCGATTTGGCGATAACGATTTGTGCCTGCGCGGCGTCGTTGGCCGAGGCCGCCGTGTTGTCGCCGATGCTGCGTGCCTGGGTGCGCAGCGACTGAAACCCGGCGGAATTTTTGTCAAGGCCGAGCGTCGCCTGCAGCGTGGAGTTCGCCAGCGCGAAGTCGTAGCCGGGGCGCAGCACGGAAGAGGCCGCGACCGCGCCGACCGTGGCCGCACCGACACCGGCCGCGCCGACGTTGCGCATTTTCGCCGACAGCTCCTGCCCTCTGCGGTAGCGCTCGCCGGTCTGGTTCAGCCGCTCCTGCTGCTGATTCAGGCGCTGCAGCTCCATTTTCTGACGGCTCAGGGTGACGGTCGCCTGCGCGGCGGCGGTTTTCAGCCGCTGCTGCTCGCTGCCGAGGCTTTTTGTGGAGATCCCGGCGGCGTTCAGCGCCTCGCGCTGCTGCTGCACCGACAGGCGCAGGCCGTTGCTTTTGGTCTGCAGCTCGCTGGCCGCCTGCCGGGCCTTTTCCAGCGCTCGGGCCTGCGCCGTGGTGGGTTTTTCGGTGTTTTTAAAGGCCACGGCCAGCGCGGCCGCTTCCGCCTTCGCATCTTTCAGGCTCTGCTGCGTGACGGCCAGCTGACCGCTCGCCTTGCGAAAGCCGTCAATCTTCGCCGCCTGCGTGTTCAGTTCCTTCAGGCTGCTCTGCGTTTCACGGATGCCGCCCGCCAGCGATTTCGTCTGGTTCTGAATGGCTTTAAACGGGCGCGTCGCCTGGTCTACCGCCTTCAGCAGCACCTGTAACTTGAGGTTATTCATCGGTCTTTACTCCGCTGCGAATGATGGCCTTGTGCCGCCAGTCGATAAGCTCGGCCAGCGGCATGGCGTACATTTCAGACGGCGGCCAGTGAAACACGGTGGCAATGTCCGCCATCAGGTCGTTAACGGTCAGCGCCCTGGGCCAGCTTACTTGTCCGACTTCGGCGACAAAAAACCGATCACCTTACCGGCCAGCGCAATCATGTCGGCCGGGTCGAGGTTCAGACACTCCGCTTTTGTCAGTGCGGGCAGGGTGATACGCGGCAGTACGGTAATCAGCGCGTCAACGTCCGA